CGCACTGGGGATCCGCGTTTTCCAGTATCCATCTGAAGTTCTCTTTCTAATCAAGGGGAATCTAAAGATCAACATCTGGACGTGTGGGATCAACAGAGCTACAGCTGGACGGCACCCAGCATGAGCGAATCAACCGCAATAGGTCTAACCACAGAGATAATCTCCATAATAACATTCATATTGGTGATTGCCATATTTGTGATTGAGATTGTGAGTTGCATCACAATGATGACCCTGAAGGCAATTACTTTGAAGAAGAGACTAAGCTTCTGTCAAGGCTGTGGTAAAAATGCTAGTCTTGTCATTCTCCCATGCAAGAATAAGGTGTGCATGGACTGTGCTCTGAAAATGAGGTGTCCAGTTTGCTATGAGGCATGCCTTTGGTGTGAAAACCCAGATGGATCTCTTTCTTCATTGGCCCTGATCAACAAAGAAAGAAACAAGCACAGGGACACCCTCCCCGAACCATAGGAATCCAAACAGACAACTCCACCAGACAGCGGACAAGGGGCGACAACCAGAACAACAACAGGGCAACAACCCAGACCACCGGAGGCGGCTCTACCGCCTCCGGTGGTCTGGGGGGTTCTCTGTGTCTCCGTCTGCTCCTCCGCCGCGGGCCTGCGTGTCTCTAGTCCTCCAGGGCCTCTGGCTCGGGAGTCCCCGATACCCAGTCCTCGTAGAGCATGAGTCTATGTCCTTTATACAATAGTGGTCCTGCTGGATAGCTTACAAGGATCCCTTTCAATCTATGAAACACCAGTGTGGGACCCTTTGTAGTGAAAACTCTATTTGTGAATGTCAAGAATTCAGCAAAAGAGTCGAGCTGATGAAAGCCCATATTGACCACTTTCTCTACTGTTGAGTAGCCAAAGATTCTGCTCACCATTCCCCATAAAGCATCAAATCTAGCTTTTGGAAGACATGATATTTCTCCTTTCATTCTTGTTATGAAGTATGTTCTAACTAACTTCCAAAGTTCTTCCCATTCAGCCTCTGACATATGAGTCATTATTGACCCCACTAGATCTGACTCCAGTGGAATTACACACTCAATGAATAGAAAGCATGGCTTCCCATTTGGCTTTGGATTTTCTACAGTTACAACCTCTCTAAAGTCTAGTGTATCCAACATCTCAGGTTCATCAAAATCTGAATCAGAAATAATCACCCTTTTAAGGAACATGAAATCCTGATAATGAGCACGTCCTGTGTGTGTGATCAGTGTTGCTTGGATCTTTATGTCATTGCTGACTTGTTGAAAGCAGCATTGTAGTTTTATTGGATTAGATGTTCCCAATTTTGCACCTTTAAGCCATGTACCATCCTCTAGGGGGTTATCTGGAGTCCCTCTCCCATACACAACCACGTTGTTGGACACAATTTCACTTGGTTCATCTTCCCTTTGTCTATAGTGCGACTCTCTACCTAAGAGAACCTGTTGTATATATCTCCTAACACCAGATTCCCCATGAGATTTCAACTCTTCCATGGAACCTTCATATGGGGCAAGTTTTGTTGCGTCCATGACCATGACCTTATCAATAATTTTAGGCTCCAATATTGAATCCAGAATCATCCTGTTGATTATTGCTCGTAAACCTTTTCTTGCAGTCCTTTCAGACCCCCTTTTCTCAAGTCTCATAACTCTTCTGAGCAACCTGCTTGGTTCATAATAGTCCACTAACACGACTGCCTCTTCCTGTCTGTCAATTCTACCATCAAAGATAGACAATCCTTCATTAGCACACTCTATTAGTAATTCCATTTCAGGTCTAACTTTCCAAGAATGTCTCATAAGCAACCTCTTATCTGGTGGTACAATGTCTTTCAAATATTTGTCAAAAAGATCAGGCATTGTCATCTCAATAGCAGCAGTTAACTCATCTAGTCCAAACCTAAACTCTGCAGTATTAACAAGTGATGTTCTCATATAGATGCTTTTGTTTGCTTGTTTACTCAGCTCATTTTCAACTCCACAGACCCAATCGCCAACTGCACAAACCGACTGCATGACTAAGGAGGGGAAAACTTCAGCAACTGGTTTGATTACAGTTTTGGATTCCCTCAGAGTTAAGAACGTGCCATCACCCTTCCTCACACATGGGCCTGATAAGCTAATGCTCAAACCAATGAACCCAGTTACCACTGAACTTTGGAAAGCAGACCTTTCAAGCCCCTCTGCAATTAACAAGCCAAGGCCTTGCTTTGAGTATCTAGAATAATGATTAACAAGCTTTTTTATGAATAGATTTTCACATGTCTCATTTATAGTTGTACCAAGATTCAGTTTACTTCTTACAACTAGTTTGAACTCCCCAAATTTAGTTGGGAACCAAACAGTTCTATCCTTGAATGTAACATTACAAACTTCAATCATGGTTTGGTATGCTGCAGTTGGTGCAAGAACTGATCCTCTCAGGTCTCTGATCACCTTCAAGAGATTAAGATCCAAGATACAGAGTTCAGTTTTTGAAAGTCCTGTCGACTGTAGCCAGGCTTTGAGGGATCTCAACTTCCTGTACGCCAAACAGCCCTCTAGCCAATCTTGTTGCCTACTTTTGACTGGGTGCATGAGAGGATCACCTACATACCCTAGCCATCCCAACATATTTACCATCCTTCTTTTTAAACAATCTGCCAACTTTAAGGATAATCCATTACAGACACCCTGCTCCACAATCGTGTCACATGTGTTAAACAGTTCCATAGGTGTCTTACATCTAAAGTTATTAATCGCAGCAGAAAAGAATTTAACAAATAGAGGAACCATTGTTGCTTCTACTTCAAAGTGGGACTTGAACTCCCCGACTAATGGACTACAGCAAAACTTTGGTGATATGTGTTTATTCAGACAGTTTGAAACCAGATAAATGAAGTTTGTGAGATTGGTCAGCACTTCCAAGAATTCATCATCCGAATTCATTCTCTTTCCATACTTCGCATGAATCAATAAAACCATATCATCAGATGTGTTCATTGTGCTACATCTTAAAACCCAAATAATTCCCTTTATTTTAAGTGTAATGTACTCAGAGGCTAATGCTCCATATAGGTCTGAAGTGTGATGAAGTATTCCCCTGGCCCATGTCAAAACCAAGAATGTATTTGAGATGGGGAGACCCTTTGTTTGAAAGGACAGATTCCAGGCATGAATGTCCTCAATGTCCCTCTCTTGGGCTTTATCTTCTACTCTCGGCCCAATGCTTATGTCTAGTGCAGACATCATAACATCTTCAGCTAGTATCTGAGGAGTCTCAACAGCTTTGAATAGATGCCACTTCAATATTGTCTTTGCAAATGAAAAATCAAGCTTCTTCCCATGCACATCATTTATTTCCTCCATAGCCTCAAACATCAGGTGGTACTGTAAAGGGCTATTGTAAGGACCCCATTTTGAGTGGTCCATGCTGAGAACAATGTCATCCTCAAAGAAACTCCTAGCAATTGTTTTCATGAACCCAAAGAACTTTTTCTCCGAGTTCAGACAACTATTGGGGAGTTTGTTACCAATGTTCCTGGAAGTTTCCTCTAGAACTCTTGTTATGAGTTTTGTGTCTGAATCACCCACATATAATTCCCTAGGTCCACCCACTTGTTCTTTTATGGCAAGCCCAAACTGTAAAGGTTTATTATTTGGACCGACTTCAGAGGATTTAATGTTTAAATCTAATGTTGAAAACAGTACATTTCTCAATGTTGGTGCACCAAATTTTATTGCAAGGAGCCTATCTTGTAACGCTTCAGAGTTAGTGATTCTCGTTGATATCATGCTCTCACCCCTATACTTATTTGACATTGAAAGAAAGCTGCTCTGAGGCCCTGATCTGTGAGTGTAAGTTCCTTGGAAATCGTTGAATCCAGCCCACAGTAATAAAAATTTAAAACTGGAGAAATATTCTTGAGAGTCATATCTAGCTCTCACCATACCTGCTGTGATGTTTGTCACATCCACAGTATCAGTTTCAGAAAAGTCTGTTGGAACTTTTGACATGACATCTTCCACTACCAATTTACAGCTGTCTTCTTTGATCAAGTCTGAGGGAAAGTCTGACAGTTTTGTCCTGTAACAGGTTGATCGTATTAGATCTCTGATTTCACTACCTAATAGTGATTCAATTGATTCTAGGACCAAATCATATTTCTTGAATTTGTTGTTCAGTTTAGGATCTTCCTCTCTCGCATTCCTAGAAAGGTTCTCTAAATCTAGCTCAATCTCTTTCAATAGTTTCCCAATATTCACAAGAAAGTCATCCATTGTGTCTGTACATTCTAGCTCTGTGATTAATCCCTGAATGATTGTAGAAAATTCATCATAAATCATCCTAGTTCTTTTTGCTGGTTTGCCAGTTGGAGACCAACTTGATTTTGATCTTTTCTCACTGGGACCACTCTGACAATCTTTGATTTCACTTGCCTCTTCTGAACGTTTAGTCACAACTCTTTTGTGCAATCTTTCGCAAATAACCCTCTTTAGTAATTTATCTGTGTTGTAAGTTGGATCCAGATCTTCTGTCAATCCTTTACATCTTTTAAAAGTACTTTTATTTGAAGTTAAGTCTAAGACATCAACACCTGATGTCAAATAATCTTTAGGGTCCAGAAGTTGTTCACCATCTAATCCATTAAATTTCTCCCTTGATAGCCAATTCAGAAAGTCTGCTAGTATCGGCTCATACAAGTGTGGTTTTGATTCATAAGTAGGCTCATCTCTTGTTATGAAATCATTCACCTCAAGCTCCATCCTTTCAACCAATTCATCTACTGATTTGCAGTTGAAAATGACATTAGTCATGAATTGATGCTTTGGTTTAAAGAATTTCTCGTAGCAGTCTCTTAAATCCGACAGTCTATCAGGAGTTTCCTTTGTGATGAGGTGACAAAGATAGGAAATATTTAGACACCAAGTCACCTTGAGGAACAGACCTATGTTGGAACTTTCCAGAATATTATTGATGAGTGTGTGAGCAAGTGACCTCAGGAACCACTCATCATATGTCAAGCACTTTCCAACAACTTTATCTGCCAAATCAACATGATGTATCAATGATAAGCAATCCATGATGTAATAACGTTGAGATTGGAGTTCCAATTGCAATCTTTTTGTAGGAGTTGTCAAGATCCCATAAATCAAATACCTTAACTCTTGGCTCAGGGTTTCTATTTCATTTTCAGCAAAAGGTTTGACTACTAAAAACTCATTCACAGACTTCTGCTTGAGAATGGAGGGTTGAAGTCTGTCATTATCCTCCGATATAGGGTTGATTAGCATCATCATTTGATCAATGAGCCCATCAATTGCATCACAACTAAAAATGAGAGGGAATAACCTTGATGGATTAATGTTGAATGAAAAGAACTTTGGTTTTGGATTCGACCTACAGAGCAAACTAAATGCTTTCTGACCTTCACCTGAACACTTATACAACAAGAGGCAACCATTAATTGACTGGTAAAAGAATTCCTCATGATGACTTGATCTTGGTGTGCTTCTAGTTTTTTGAGACAATATCAAATTTATTGCAACTTTTTCAATTATCTGACAATCAGATGGTGATAAGTATTTTGTGTAATCACCACCATCAGTTGGATAATCATCAACAATCTTCAGACTGATGCTTGGATCTGGGACACTTGAATTTCGTTTTATCAACCTGTAGGATGATTCCAATTCATCGGGACTCTTCAATACTGCTAATTGGTCTCTAAGGAACTCCTTCAGCATAATGAAGTCCTGAGCTCTCATTTTACTCCCTGATTCCTTCTGTAAAGCTGTTAAAGAGTCTATCATCTTGGTNNNATTGATGTTTACATTTAACATCACCGTGAACNNCACTGATTCAACCTTAACTAATCTGTCGTTGACACTTGGGAACCAACCATTTGGAAAGTCTGTTGATGTGACAGAATTGACAAACAACTGCAGCGAAAGGTAATCATACACTTTATTCTGTTGTCTTCGTGTGTTAAGAAGATTAAGGGATTTCAGTTTGTTCAGCGAGCTCAGATGGCCAGATTCAAAGTTAAGTCCATCAAAAGAATTTCTGAGGATTTCTAGGAGTCTTAGTTGCCTACCCTTTCTTGGAAAATCTTCAATTCTTCTAGTGATTTCTGGACCATCCCACTTTGAGCTAAATGGTGCAGAGCTTTTGTTTGTGTCAAACCATTGCAGTAGACTGTAATATGGGTCCAAATCAGATTCGATATCAAACAACAAATTTTGACCAGAAAATTCTTCAGTTAAAGTCTTGAAGTCGTAGCTAGTCATTGATTTCTTTAGTTCTATGTACTCCTCCTCAGAGATCCAGCCTGACGTATTGACAAAATAAGATAGGATTGAAAGAGATGTAGACAACAGCTTGAACATAAGGGACTCAGGTATGTTCCCGATCCTAGGCCTTGATTCAGATATGACAATTACATTTAGCGTCCAACCGAGACCCCTAGTGACCTGTTCCATTCCCTCATATTTCAATCTATCCAATTCTATTTTGACATTGCGATCACTAATATCAGATCTTGTGCTTGTTTCTAGAACACTAATTACATTATTTTCTCTGTCAATAAGATAACCATCAGGTACTACAATTTTCACTGTTTCATGGGGACCTATAGCTCTATCTAGGATCTCATTCATGTCAAGAACTTCACCATTGAATTTCAAACCTGTGTCTCTGCAACAATTCAGTTCGTGAATGGTTGATCTCAGTTTTAACGAGTTAACTGCAAGTTGTCCTGCAGACTCTGAAAGTATGTTTGGTTTATAGAGGTCTCGTTCATATGATAGGACCCTGAGCATCAGTTCTTTGAGTCTGTTGAGCTCTGCATCTTCGGGACTGGTGGTTCCCATTGTGGGGCTTGGCCTGGTTTGGCTGTGTTGGGGTGTCTCTGCTGCTGTGCTTCAATGTACTCTCTCAATAAAGGAAAACCATTGC